AAAGCGACTGCACCTTGTCCGCGTCCGCTTTTTTCTGCACCGATTGCCCGTCGAAATAATACATGCCGCCTTCCGTCAGAAAATACAGCACGTCACCCGCGCGCACGCAGGCCGTATGCACGGGCTGCTGCATGGTGCCGTTGACGGGCTGGATGCGGAAGTTGCCGGGTCGATCACCCAGCAAGCGATACAGCGAATCGCGCTTGAAGATCAGAAGCTGGTTGCTCAACGCGAACAGCCCCGTGATCGGGTCGGAATCTGTTCCGACCTCGACAAACCCGCCGCTGACGTTCTCGCTCTCCTCGGCGACCGTCCAGTTTTCGATGGTGCGCGTGTCCCCCGGCGCTTGGCTGTAATAGAGTCTGCTCGGGTGCGCCGCGTCGCCCGCGGCAAAGAGCCGCGCATAGTAAAGCTCCACAAAGTTGACCGCGATGTCGGATAACCCTTCCGTGCTGCCGAACAACTCTGCCGAGGCGCTCGCGCCGTCCCACTTGATCATCCGCGCCGTGCCGTTCGCGATCAGCAGATACTCCGTGCTCGCGATCTTGACCGGCAGAAAGTCATATTGCGCGCTTGTTGCCTGCGTACCGAAGTCATAAAGGCTCTTCCATTCGTTCGCAGCTTCATCCAGCACAAATAGCTCGCTCTGCGTCACCGCGAGCAGCTTTCGTTCGCCCGCGTGCCGCCAGACGTAGAGACGCCGGATCGATTCCGGCGCGGGAAAGGCGACATCGCTTTCGCGCACATAGCCTTTCGCCACGCTGAGCCTGCCGGACGAGGTGTCCATGTTGCAGGCATCGGGGCTTTCGCCGTCGTTCTGGCGGTTCTCCGTTACATTCTGCGCAATTCCGTAAAACACCGGAATGCGATATTGCCGAAGCGCCATCGTAGCCCCTCCTTTCTAGCGGTTTTCGATTGCATAGGCGTCGAGTTCGCCGCGGTGCGCGCGCATCATGCGCTTTGCGGCGTTGTAAAGTTCAAAGCAGGCGCGCGCGGAAGCAATGCTCCCCGCGTCGCCGCTCGCACGCTCGCGCCCGACCGCATAGCCGATCATCGCGCCGTGGCTCCATTCCGGAAGCTCCGGCACGTCGGTATCAACCTTGAGCACGGGCGGCATATAGCGATAGGTAACGAGCACCTCGCCGTCCGTAACGGCGGGCACGCGCAAGAGCTCTGTGCTTGCCCCGTAGTAAAACGGCAGCCGCGTGCCCGCGCGAGAGAGTGCGATGACCTTCACCACGTTGCGCGGCAGATTCGCTAGGTCGAGTACGCCATCTGTCAGCGTCAGCATGTCGCTCCGGCGCGGCTGCAGCTCGCTGGTGAGGTCGATCATTGCGTCGTTTAGGTAACGCGTGAGCTTGTCGCGCCAGCTTTCCAGGGTTTGCGCGTCGGTTCCGCGGTCGAGCTGCAAGAGCGCGCCCGTGAGTAGTTCCTTGAGCGTCATACATGCGCCCTCCTTTACGATACCTTCTTGCCGCCGCTCTTGCGGTAGGCGCGCGTTCTCGCTTCGCTCTCATAGCGTACCTGCATGCTCTGCGCAATCAGGGTTGCGAGGCTCTGGGGAACGTCCACCGGTTCGCCGGTGCGGATGCGGAAGAAATGCCCGTTGATGCCGCCCTCCCAGTGGGATTCGCCGCTCTCCGGCTGGATCGTGATGGTCACCTTGTTCTCTTTGGCGAGATTCTTGCCGGTTTCGGTTGCGATGCTGTCGATCTGCGACTCCGTCATATATTGCATAGTTGTTTCCTCCTTCTGTTGTTTCAGAGTGGGGAGAGCGTCTCCGCCCTCCCCGTGTGCCAAACGCGCTTACAGGCTCACGCCGTGCTCGACGCGCACAATCCAGAGATTGTTGAGAATCTTCGCGGTGTAGGCCGCGACCTTTGCGCCGACCGTCGCGCGCTGATCCAGCGGATCGGAAGCGCCGCCGCTGCCAACGGGCTTGACGATGGTCTGCAGGCAGCCTTCGCCGTCCACGTCGATGATGCCGTAGGCGTCCGCGCCGAAGACGAGCGTCGCGTGGATGTCCGTGCCCTTTTTCGACTCGGCGTCGATATCGCCCGCGTCTTCGCTGTAGACCGCGGTTCCTGCGGCAATCGCGCTGGCGACCGTCGCGCTGAGGGTGACGGTCTTCGCGGCTGCACCCACAGAAGAAACGGTGTATTCCGTCGAACCGATCTTGATTTTCGCGCCGGCCACAAGATACAGCGCGGCGGATTCCGGCATGTCAGCAAGCGTTACGACCGCGCTGCCTGCGGAATGCGCGGCAACGGTCGTGTTGACGCTCTGGCTGAAGACCTTGGCTTCCGTGCTCTCAACGAACACGACGCCGAAGAGTCTGCCGATTTCGCCGGAGTAGATCTGCTCCACGTCGGAGTACTTGGACACGTCCTGCCAGAGCGGATCGCTCTGCAGGTCGTATGTTGCGTCCGGCGAGCAGATGCAGACGAAGTGCGGTTTGCGCACCGAGCCGCCGTCGACGTTATTGAACATGCGCGCTTTCGCCTTTTTCAGCGAGCGCACAGACTTGCGGATTTCGGTGACGGTGAGTTTGTCGCCCGCTTGCAGCGAGAGACGGTTGGTTTTACCGTTTGCATACTGGACGTTGGTGCCCGCGCACATCGCGTCGCGGGTGATCCACTCCACAACGGTGCCGAGCTGTTCGCCGAGCAGTTCCGTGCTCTCCGTGAGAACGGGATCGAAGCTTGTCAGATCCAGAAGATCGCTGACCTCGACATACGCGCCGTACTGCTTGACCTCGGCCTCGATCTTGCTCTGCGCGAGGCTCTGACCCGCCGGGGTCACGCCCTCTTCGAGAACCAGCGTGTTTGCGTCCGGCGTGAAGAGCTCGTAGCGGCGGAATTCGACCCGCTTGCCGCTGTTTCTGGGGATGCTGCGCTTCTGGCCGTAGTTTGCGTGCACGAGGCGCGTTTTTGCGATCTCGAGCAGCGCGCGGTCATAGAACGTCTTGTTGCTATAGGTCGTGGATGCGGTGTTCACCGTGGTGTTGCTGTTGCTCATATTGTTCTCCTCCTTGGCTTAGAGTCTGGTCTTGCCGCCGTCGCGGGCGGTCTTCTTCATCTGCTGTATGAGTTCGCGGAAAGCATCCGCGCTCATGCCGCGATAATTGGTCGCAGCCGGCGCTGCGCTGCCGCCGCGCGTGCTCCTGGGCAATGCGCTGCGTTCGCGGACGCGGGCGCTGACGCGCTCCATCGCGCTGTTTTCCGCCTCTTCGGCGCGCTGCTCGGCAGCATAGATGCGGATGCCCGCCTCCGCGCCGTATTCGCGCATCAGTTCCGCGAGATTCGGGTCTTTCGCCGCGGATTCGAGGTCAAAGCCTTCCGGCAGTTTACCCTTCTGAATCAGCGCGGAGATCTCGTCCACCAGCGCGTCAAAATCCGGATCGGGTCCCGCGTTGTCGGCGGGAGCATTTCCGCCTGCAGCGTTCATGCGCTGCTGCATCATGTTTTTCATGGGTTTCATGCGTTCCTCCCTGCTCCGCCCATCATCTGCGGCAGAGCCTGTTGCTGTTGTTTCGCGAGCGCTTCCGCTTTCTCGCTCTGTTCCTTGAGCTGTTTGAGCAGTTGTTCCTTGCCCTCGAATACCATGAGTTCCACGGCTTGTGCGGGCGTCATCATGCCGCTTCTAAGCATCTGCAAAGCGAGCTCGTTCTGGCTCATCGCGGAATACTTGGTCTCCTGTTGCGCCTTGACCGAGATGTAGAACTCGATCGGCAGCACGGCGTTGCCCGGCGCTTTTCGCACCAACATCGCGCTCTCAAAGGTTCTCTCCTTCAGCTCGCCGTTCATCGTGATGTTCACGTGGCGGGTAAAGAAGTTGAACTCGCGCTCGACCTCGATCTCGAGGCGCACCGCATCGCGGAAGCTTTCGTGCAGGAGCCGCGCCATCATTCGTGCGCGCTTGTTGCTCATCTCCTGCATGGCCGCAATGGCCGTCGCCGCCGTGATGCCGCCGGAGGATGTGCCGCGCGAAAAATCGTTTGCGCCGCTCTCCTGCTTGATGCTCTCGCGGATGCTGTCGATGTAGCCGATGATGTAGGCCGGCAACGGCGGCGTGGAAAACCAGGTGACCCCGCTGAGGCTTTCGCCGCGGTGCACCTCCCGACTCCAGTC